ATCTCTGATGTACCTCGTACGTGCGGCATGCAAAGCGTTTAGAACAGAGGAATTTCCCCTGAATATTCGCTCAATGGTCCAACACGTAAGACGATCACTAGCATCTGACAAATCGACAGTTGCCAATGATCGATCCAAGGAAGCTTGAAGCACTAGATCGCCTGATTTGCTCTGATCTTTCAAGTCGATAAACCAATGTCCGATTCCGGACTTCAGTTTATCTTCAAGGAAAGCAAGCAGTCCTTGCTGACACCACATATGTGATGCTGGCTCGGATGCAATAAGCCTAGGACCTTTAGAGGTCTTTGGTACTGCCATTAGACGACTAGGAGGCTCATGAATGTGAGGATTTTCGGCTCCAGAACCTGCAGTTGTACCGCAGAGATGGAACCGAAACACATTCTCAAGCTTAGCAGGCCATGTCCACCTATCACTTCTGTGAATCGGTGGTATGCGCTCTGCAACAGCGCCGGTGCCATGCCTAAAACCAATGCCCTTAGCCTCTATTTCTCTACTGGTTGAAAACCAGACAGGGTCATAGTCACCAAGGTCACTGACGATCAAATCAGCAACACGCTGAACCTGATCAAGGAGACGGTAAAGGCCCTCATCAATATCTGTATCCTCTAAGAAGAGTTCTTCTTGCGAAGGCCCTTCAGAAAGGAAACTATAGACTTGACGAGGTTGATAGACACAGTCGCCAAGGTGGCGAATGCGACTATCTTCGATCCCGTCGAGGCATCCGTCCCCTGCCCAGTCAAGGGTAGGGGGTCGAAGTCTCCATTCGATGTCATGGTACGCTCCAACTGCCGCTTTCATACGGCTTTCAGAGCATTCCACGGCTATCTTCTTCCCAAGGACACAAAGTGTCCGTAAGAAAAATATAGCGTTCACATCGACGTCCTGTCTTAGGCAGGCGCTCTTATCGAACACGCGCAACCAGAGTCCCGAGAAAAGTCTCGGAACCCTAATTTTGCTGGAAACCCATCGAGAGATAGGTCCATGCAACTTAAGGCGCCCAGTCTCTAAACCCTCAATCAAGAGGAAATCGAGATTTGGAAGATCCAGCGTGAAAAACGCTAGACCTCGAGTTCGACAATAAAGGGCAAGTCTATCAAAGTCTTTAGATAAACTACCCTCTAACGCCGGGTACGCCAGTTGGATATCCTTACGGATTCCTTCTGCGACATGGAGTAGACTGTCCGCTTGGCTTTTCATTCAAGGTCCTTTCGGATCGAGGAATCCAAGCCGCGGAATGCAGTTTATTACCCATAGACCCGTTTGGAGGCCTATGGATGAATAATGAGTCTAAGACTCAAGATTCATCATTTTGGTGACGTTTGCAGCCGACGAAGCCGTCAAAAATGACAGCAAGCCGACAGCATCGTTCGTAGGATCAGTAAGGGTATCACCCTTCTGATTCTCGATAACCACATACGCCTTCCGAACAGTCGAAAGGGTAGCGGGTGCCACCGGAAACACCGTGTGAAGAAGCTCCGCGTTGTGTCGATCAATCGACACACCACGTTTCTTATCCACATAAGAGGTGTTCCGGACATTGAGACGATATTCGTCAGTCGCCGTACGGAGAAGATATTCAGAAGAATATCCATCCTGGCGAATACGAACAAGGC